CAAAACCTAAGAAACCTAAGTTTGGAAAATAACAACTGATTATTTTTTAAGCAATCTATATATGCTTTTATATTGAGATAAAGAGAATAGTCGAGTAGTACTCCGAAGGAGTAGTACCTATATATCTATATCTTTGCAAGAAGTATTCCATATCAGTTATGCACAAGTTATTCACAGACTTATCCACAGATATTGATGGACTATGAGTAGTTAAAACCTGATAGATAATATTCATTGCAGAAATTTACTTTAATGAAGTACATTTAACCCAGTGCAATGTTGCACGATTAGACCCAGTGAAAGGGGATTAGCATGGCTTACCTGAAAGACATAAAACTCTGCATCGACTGCGCCTTCTATGGCAATCATCACGGTCAACGCGACCGCTGCATCAATCCCAAAACCACAATGATTAACCCTGTACGGGGGGATGAAGTCTATCCACTTTGCATTTCCGAACGAACATCTATCTCTGAGAATGGCTGCGGTAATAAGGCTAGGCATTTTGTGCTGAACACAGATGCGGCAGCAGAGCGTGAGATACGCCGCCAAGAATTCGAGGAGGCGATGCGTGATGCGCCCTTCTAATCCAGAGCATTTAGGGCGAGTTCTAGAGCGTTTATCTCTGATCCTGGAAGAAGAACTAGGGGGAGACGTAAGCGCCTGGATAGCCACTGTCATGGTGCTTCTGCAAATGATTGCAGATTCAGCAGAAGTTGACATGAAGGAAATAGTAGAAGTGCTAACCAAGTCACACAAGGCTGGTTACTACCCATTCATTCAATAGGAGATTAGATCATGGGGAAATGGAAAGAACTAGCAGAGTCAATGACCATGAAATGCGACCGATGCGGAGAAGCCAATCCGGCTGAGATACATACGTGTACACCACAGCGCGAATGGCAAGGACTGACGGATGCAGAAGCAGAGCAGATTGTTGATGACTATTGGCATGATGTGGATATGTTTATTGAAGCCATTGAATCCAAATTAAAGGAAAAGAATTATGACAAGCGTTAATCAAGCAGACTTTGAGCCAGCAGTACGCAATAGCGCTTGGTGGTCAGGGGATAGCCGCATGGCAGTCAATGGCAAAGCTGCTGACGTTATCCTGCAAAAGCAGGGGAAGATGCCGCCGCCAGACTTGTCAGATATTCAGGAAGTCTTGGATATGGGCAAGACAATGGAGCCAATGATTGCCAGACTATTCCAGGATAAACACCGCATCGAATTGAAAGACGCAGACTATGCACTTACACATCCGACTGAGAAATGGCTGCGCTCTCACTTTGATTACATCAGTGCAGATGGACGAATACTCGTTGAATGCAAGAATTACAACGCTGGCGTTATGTCTAAGTTCGACGAAGAAACAAACATGGTTCCTGTTGCCGATCTCACGCAGTGCATCCATGAAGCTACCGTCCATAACGTGGATGAGGTTTACCTTGCAGTCCTCTTTGGTGGACAGAAGTTCCGCACCTTCCACTTCAATATCACGCCAGAGATGAAGGAAGAACTAATCAAGAAGATGGCTGCGTGTTGGGGATACGTTCAATCAGGAAACTTACCTGATCCTGAAACAATCGACGCTTGCAAGGCCAGCTTCCCAAAGAATACGGATGAAGTGGCAATAGCTACACAAGCCGTTGAGCAGGGAATTGCTGCGCTCAAAGCGTACAAGGCAAAGATGAAGCAGTTGAAGGGAGAGGCAGAGAAGATCGAAACAGCAGTGCGCGGTTACATGGGTACAAGGGGATCAATTGTCAGCGTGACGGGGCATACATTGGTGACATGGCGTAATTCCAAACCAAGTATGTCATTCAATGCTGACTTGTTTAGACAGGCCATGCCAGACATTTATGAAAAGTTTGTCACGGAAACGCCAGGTTCTCGCCGCTTTTTACTTAAATGAAGGGGATGATATGAGTAATCTAATACCAATAAACGATATTGAGAAGATGGCAAGAGCCATTACAGCCAGCAAGTTATTCGGTGTGAAGGATGTAGATCAGGCTGTTGCTCTGATGCTGATAGCACAAGCTGAAGGAATGCACCCCGCGCTGGCTGCGCGTGACTATCACGTTATTCAGGGCAGACCTAGCCTGAAGGCCGACTCTATGATGGCTAGGTTTCAGTCTGCCGGTGGGAAGGTGGAGTGGTCAGAGTATACGAATGAAAGCGTGACAGGCACGTTCTCTCATCCGGCAGGTGGTAGCGTCACTATCAACTGGACTATGAAGATGGCGAAGGATATTGGCCTAGCAGCGAAAGATAACTGGAAGAATTATCCACGCGCAATGTTGAGATCGAGGTGCATAAGTGAAGGAATCAGAACCGTTTATCCTGGATGTATCGCAGGTACATATACTGATGAGGAAACCGAAGACTTTAAACAAGCTCCGGCTGCAAAAACTCAGGTCAAAGATATGGGCGCAGCAGATGTTGTTGCAGAAGAAATTAAGGAAAGTGTAAAGGTGCTGGATAAACCAGTGGGTGATGGTTTTTTTCCACTGCTAACGCCGCATCCAGACAATTTGGAGAAGGTAGCAGAGGAACCGTACAGCGTGTCTACGGATTTAGAAAGCTGGGAGATTTCCTTCCACGACCTAGTGGGAAAGATCAAGGCCAGCACCAAAATGGAAACAGAGGTGAAACGGACAAAGCTGAAACGCCTGAAGGAAGTCAATGATGAAACTATCAAAAAACTGGATGCAGCAACACGGATGAGAGTAATGGCAGCGTCTAATTCTATGGAGGAAATCTGATGAAGAACCATGAAAAAGAGCCTGGGAAGGGCGTTCTGTACATGAACGACAAAAAAGCAGATGGCAGTAAACAGCCAGACTTTAAGGGCGGATTTACTGCAAGCCGAAACATATCTGCGGGAGAGTGGGTAAAGATGGCAGCTTGGAAATATAAGACACAAGTAGGCGAACTTATCTCAGTGGCAGAGGATAACTTTGTGCCGAACCCTGACTACAAGAAGCCGCCACAGCCTAAACAGCCGCGAGAGGTAGATCACTTCCAAGATCAGGACGTACCTTTCTGATGGCAAAAGTTAGCCCTACACAAAGAAGTCTTGAGTATCTGCGTGAGCAAGGATACCACGTTGAGATTGTAGAGAAGTGGAATCACTGGGCAAGGATACGCCAAGACTTGTGGGGCTGGTGCGACTTGCTGGCACTTCGCAAGAATGAGGTGCTGGCAGTCCAGGTTACAGCATCAGCAGTGGCAACGCGCATCAAGAAGATTCAGGATAGCCCGACTGTTCAGTTTGTCAGAGATGCCGGTATCAGGATTGAAGTGCATGGCTGGCGGCAGAACAGCAAGGGTGAATGGGTGATTAGAGTGGAGGATATTTCATGAATGCAGCGAACTTAGATAAATCAGAGCGTCTTCAGAAAGTTGCAAAACTTTTGGGGCGGGGGGGCGAATACACAACTATGGAAATTATAAAAAAAGCAGGTGTGTGTGCGGTCAACAGCATCATCAGCGAACTGCGGGAGAACGGGTACATCATTACCTGCCAGCGCAGACATAACAAATGGTTTTATAGGATGACTAAGTGAGAGATCCATTCTTGATTGATGAGCCAACCTGCATAAGTTTCAGCGGCGGCAGGACATCTGCTTATCTTCTCTGGCGGGTTTTGCAATCTAACAACGGTCTTCCTGATGAGGCTATTGTTTGTTTTGCAAATACCGGCAAAGAAGAAGAAGCAACTCTGGAGTTTGTGCGGGATTGTTCTGTCAACTGGAATGTACACATTCATTGGCTAGAGTTCAGACATAACGAACAAGGTTTTGAGGAAGTGACGTTTGAAACCGCTAGCCGTAACGGAGAACCTTTCGAGCAGCTCATTCTTAAAAAGAAGTTCTTGCCTAACCCAGTAACCAGGTTTTGCACCATCGAAATGAAGATTCGTGCCATCCATAAGTTTTTGAAAAGCAAAGGATGGAAACATAACGAAAACATGGATTGGGTAGGCATTAGGGCAGATGAAGCAAGACGCGCAGCAAAGATGGATCGGAGCAGAACACCGTTAGTCGCTGCTGGCATAACTGCTAAAGATGTTGGGGAGTTTTGGGCAAAAAATACATTTGACCTGAAATTGCCAAACCATAACGGAAAGACTATGCATGGAAACTGTGATTTGTGTTTTTTGAAAGGCGCAAAACAGATTTTGTCTTTGATACAAGAAAAGCCAGAACGCGCAACATGGTGGGCAAGGATGGAGACACTGGCACAAAGCAGTAATCAAATCATAGGGGAAGGAGACAGATTCAGAAAAGACAGACCAGGTTATGCAGAAATCAAAAAGTATGCGCTGCAACAAACAGATATGTTTGATGCTGACGAAGAAACAATAGCTTGTTACTGCGGAGACTAAATGACTAAACTCTTTATTGCCACGCCGATGTATGGTGGGCAGAACTATGGCTTTTACGCTCAGTCTTTATTGCAACTCAATAATGTACTGCGCGATAACAATATAGAAAGCTTGATGTCTTTCATGTTTAACGAGAGCCTGATTACCAGAGGAAGGAATGCACTTGCTCATGGATTCATGAAAACGGACTGCACCCATCTATTGTTTATTGATGCAGACATACGATTCAATGCGCCTGATGTTCTAAAAATGATTGATGCTGACAAAGATGTTATCTGCGGCATCTATCCTAAAAAAGAAATCAACTGGCAAAGTATTAAAAATGCAATGGATGCTGGTGTGCCTGACGCTGAACTCAAGTATCACACTGGTAGCTTTGTAGTAAACCTTAAAAATTATGTTGGTGCCGTGACTGTTCCAGTAGATAAGCCAGTTGAGATATGGAATGGTGGTACTGGCTTTATGCTGATAAAGCGAGAAGTGTTTGAGAAACTCAAGGATATTGTTCCCTGGTACGTCAATGACGTTACTGATCTATCAGGAACAATGGGCGCAGAAAAGATTAGCCAATACTTTACAGAAAGCATTGAGCCAGATACGCAGCGCCTATTGTCTGAAGACTATCACTTCTGCAAAGTGTGGCGTGATAACGGTGGAGAGGTTTACGCAGCACCCTGGGTACATCTGGCGCATATAGGCACTTATGTGTTTGAAGGCGCATTATTAGCAGCACCATGAGGAGGCACGATGGAAGAAGAAAAGGAGTACAAACCTAAACACAAGCTACTTGATGCGTGTATAAAAATGGCTGGTGTGAAAACAGATAAAGAATTGGCGGCAATATTGTCAATAAAAAGCCCCATGATTAGCAAAATCCGTCATGGAAAACTTAAAGTTTCTTCAAATATTATTTTGGCAATTCATGATTCATTGGGGATGCCGGTTCCTGTGATCCGTGAACTTCTAAAGGAGGGTTTGTTATGAAATACTTATTTGCTTTGTGGCTGGCAATCACCGCACCATTAGTGTACGCAACCTGTACTTACCATACCTACTGTGATGGCAGTGGAAGATGCGTCAACTGTTCTACCTGCTGTTATGGGAATAACTGTCAGACGAACTGCTATTAAAAAAACCCCCGCCGGAGAGTTGGCGGGGGAAAAGCGCTGGAAGGAAAGCAGCGCCGCAAGTCTTAACGGGAAGGTTTTCTGGCGGTCTTGGCTGACTTGATGAAAGCCTCTCTCGTAGGCGCACCCTTGCTGCCAGGTTTACGCATACGCTCATTGCTACCCGCCTTGATTCTGGCGCGTTTCTGATGAATATTGGCGTACAAACCTTCTTTCATTTTATCCCCCAAAAGTAGAGATCACAGGCACTTTCATTTGTACTGAACTCATAATGCTTAAAAGCTGTTAAATCGCATTCTGAGCGCACATCTTCCTCTGTTAGATTTCTATAGTAGTCACCACAAAACGGAGCGTCATGCGGTGTTGTGCGCCGTGTACCATGTTCTGCCCTGCCTGTCGTTGCACAACTAAAAAATACCAGGTTGCAAGACATTCTTACCATGTTGTTAAACGTCTTAGCCCACTCAGGATTATGCTCAAAACATTCACAACTTGCGACCACATCAAAGATGCCATCAGCATAGGATAAGTCTTCGCCTTTGGCAATGACATCCACATCTCGTCCTGCGCCAATATCAACCCCAACATAATTGCATTGCTGAAAGAACTGTCTGATAGAACCGTTAATATTTAGACTACCTATTTCCAGCACATTCTTTCTGATGAACAGGTCTGGAAACTTATTTTGCAATGCTGCAACAAATTCTATTTGTGCCGGATGGCTCATTTAACGGCATCCCCATCTTCGCATACTGGCTTTCGCCCGTTCTGAATTCTTAGACTTTCTCACCACGCCGCCCATCCTGGCGCAGAAACTGGCTTTGCGACCCGCATCAGCCTTTGTCTTAGGGTTAGGCGCTGGAGCCTTCAAGTTGCTACCTGTCTCACGATTGTACTTAGCGCGACCTTTTGCAGTCAGGCCAGCACCACGACTGACCGGCAACTTCTCGCCGCGACCTACAGATAAGCTGACACCCTTTTTAGCCATTATCTGCCTCTCTGGATCATCTGCAATAATAATTCTTGCCTACGCTTTTCCATTGCTTCTCGTAGCATATCTGCTTTTATCTCATTGAAGTATGCGCTACGAGCTTGTGCGGCTTTTTCAGCTTCTTCAATAGACGGAAAGTTTGGGTATCTAAATCCTTTTGCTGCTTGTTCTTGTACGTTTTGGCGAATCACATCAAATTCAGTTTTGGGATCATAAATCTTGCCGCCATAAATGCTGGGAACATTATAGAAACCCTCGCCTGGCAAACCCAAATCCTTTGCCGATTCAGTAATAGAAAGCTCTGTATGAGGATTTTCAAAGTCACCCTCCTCAAACACGATTGGCCTATCCATTTCAATGGGAAAGCCAGCGGGGTCTAATGTTTCCTTGTTAGGCAATTTGCTCACCATTTTGCAACTGAGCCAATGTCATGCCGCCTGTGTATTGGAAGTGAGCCATTTCTTTAAACGTCTTCCATTCCCATGCCCACTCAAGACCAGCTTGCTTGCCCAGATCACCAACTTTTTGCCACACAGGATTCTTTGTATCCCAGCATGGCTTACCGTTAATCAATGGAACAACATCAATCGCGCATCGCCAGTTATGCCAGCTTTGGCCTCCTTTGGCATTTGTAACTTTGTTGCCAGGAGACGTTCTGCCTTGAGCATATAAAGCATTTTGGCTTTCATGGTCACGGTAGGTTGATGTTATTAGCAAGTCGATATTATTTTCTTCGCACAATGCTTTGAACTTGCGTACCTTTTCTTGAACAACAGGAAGTAAGTCTTCTATTTTGCGGGAGTTAATCATTTCTTTGCCTTCATATCAATAATCTTTTCAAGCGTTCTGCCACCAAAGTAGAAGGACATAACTAACATTCCCCATTGACCAAGCAGCTCAACAAAGGAATCGGCAATGTCAACTAACGCAGCGTCAAGAATTGCTAAAACGAGATAAGCAATAAGAATATAGATTAAGGTAATAGGCCGAATATTCTTAGAAAGCCAGCTATCGCTTGCCATATCCGCTTGCTGTCGCAAAGTTAAATTGTCTTGCTCGGCTTTGTAAAGCTCGGTGTCGTTTGCCATCTTAGTAAGCTCACCATCTTGAGCCATCTTAGCCAGTTCTAACTGCGCTTTAGCTTTGGCTTCTGGATCAGGGATTAACTTATCAATAAGTTTGCCGCCTATACCTAGCAGCGCATCAAGTCCTAGCATATCAACCTCCTTGTTGAATCATCCACCGCATTGCATAAACAAAACCAACCAACAAACAAACGATCACAATGCCAGCCAAAACCATTTGTACCATTTCAACTCGCTTGGCAATGGCGCGACGCTTCTTCATTGCAGCCGCCTTCTCTTGCAGCCGCTTTTCTGTTTCAGCGCGACGTTTGGCCTCTGCTTTGGCTTCTCTGTCAAAACGCAGCTTACCCATCCGCTGCCAGAACTCATCCCACATTCCAGCTTCTTGAAAGTGATAGATAAATATGTGCTTAATGTCATCGTAGTATTGCTTAATCTGCCGGTCAATCGCCATTAACTCCATGACGTATTCAGCATCCGACATATGATCCGCTACGGTTTCACCGCGCTCTATCGCTTCCTCTTGCGAGGCTTTTGCTTCTTCTAACTGCGCCCTGTTAGTTTCGTATTTACCAGCCGCTGAGAAAAACTTTTTCACAGGAGAAAGCGATTCGGCCAAGTTCCTTCCTGATTCGACGCATTCATTGATGCTATCGAACGCTTCCCTTGCTTCGTCAGCAGCGGCTTTAATGCCGTTGACCACTAACTTTACGCCTTGTATTGCCAGCCCAATAGTTACAGGGTCAATCATTTTCTTGTTCCTCTTACACTACAGACCTTCCCCTGGGGTAATGTACAACTCAGCGTTATTGTGTGGAGCAATGATACGAACAAAGACTGTTTTGGTAGAACTACACTGTGGCCCTGTAAAAACCTTTTCCGTATATGGAGGAACCGCAACGACAGGCGCACCACTAGAAGTCGGAATGCTTGCC